ACGTTGTCCAGCTTTATACATAATTGATTCCATTTTTTCATTAGGGTTTGGGTTGGTTGGTGGATATATTTCCTCAAGTTCAGCGAGGATTGACTCTAAGTTTGGTCCGAGTATGGACTCAAGAGTATTGGGGGAGATTGACATTGGAATGTTCAAAGAAGGCAGGCATTCGTGCTGACTTAGTTTCGGAAAGCTCTGGAGCCTTGCCCTCATACATAAGTCGATCACTAGTATCTAGCCAGAATTTTTTGCTTAAATATTTATCACCGTAGGTATTCTTACCTAATGGTTCCATTATCCAGTTAATGGTGGCCTTCCTAAGTTTATCCAGAGATTTACTAGGAGTAAGACCCATATCAGCACATACGAGACTATTAGTGGCCACGTGTATTTGTTCGTCTCTGGAAATATCAGCTGATACCGTTCTGAGACCAGCATCGCCATTAAACCTAAAAAAAGGCAAAAGTACAAAGAAGATAGCACGTTCAGCTACTAATGCTTTAGTTATTGTGTGATCAGGATGTGCTTCCCACGCATCCCGTAGTCGAAAAGCCTCTTGTTCAGACTTCTCATCAACGCCTATAGCGTTGGTTATATAGCCAAGAGCGAGGTCATGTTTGATCTCGTCTTGGACGTTTGATTCTAAGAGGATTCTCGCAGATTCGGGAACCTCTTTTTCAAGTGCTTCTGTAATGAATTCGCCAACTGGTAACTCCATGTGGCGTATTGCGAGAGCACGGTAGAGGGTTTCTTCAGCTCCCTCTTTGAGCTTTCCAGCTGCTGTTTGGACTGGTGTCCATGTTCTCTTTCTATTGAGTAATTTCTCATATGGGTTTTTCATTCTTGACAATCGCATTCGGGTTCTTTTTGTAGAATCCCTTGCAAGTAATCTTGGACTTCATCTTCATCTAATGCTGCATACGCACTTGATTTATCCTGAACGTCACCCATTACCTGTAAGGAATAATAAAGTGATGTCTGGGGGCTGTTTAGCCACTCTTCCACGAAGCTCTCGTCATATGTAACAACATCGCTCCAGCTATTAAATGAATAGCCGTGAAGAAGCCCTGTAAAATCAAACATATACATTAGTTCATCAGCTACCTTCTTATAGGCATCCCAACCAACTTCTGAGGCGATTTCTACATCACCATAATCATATGTTTGAACTCCAAAAGTATCGCTATCTCTATCAACTGTACGTGCGATAGGAGGTGCAATCTCAGGTGTACAAGTAAAGCCTTCTACATCTTTACTCTTATATGAACAACTTGCAGTAGGAGCAATAGCAAATGCTCTGTCCATCTTATATTCACGTGCTATTTTAGCTGCCGCATGAATACCTTTATATAATTCTTGTGCAATTAAACCAGCTGTACCTAATCCAGGTATACCATCATTTACAGCTTGTAATGCATCACCAAATTGTTCGTATGTTACGTTATTCTGCCTTAATAAGTTAGCTAATCCAAGGCATCCAAGTCCGACTTGGCGGTCCGTCTGGCTGGAGAGGTATTCTCCAGAACTGTCAACGCCTGTTTTGCTATGTAACTCGCACAAACTTCGCATACCTTCAGAGAAAGCATATTGTAGTTCTCCGATTTTACAGGCACCGAGATTAACGTGTTGGAGGAGGCAAGTTCCTCGTGATGGCAGGTAAACTTCAAGGCATACGTTGCCTCTGATTCTTTTTGCATTTTTATCATACTTGATTTTGTTTAACCATATATCCCCAGATCTGATACCATATAACAAAGCATCCCGTGTTAGCTGATCAGCACTTTTCCACTTTTCGCTGTTGATATTGACGCATCTTTTGATCCAAGGGAGTTCTGATCTAGGAGTTGTAAGAAAATCAATGATATCGGGATGGTCGAGATCAAGATGGCACACCACAGCGCCATTTTTGTATACTCCACCACGTCTGAGCGTTTCATTTAAGGTTGAATAGATTTTTGCAAATGATATTGGTCCAGAAGCTGTAAGACCTTTGCCGTTTTCACTTCCTTTGGGTCTGAGCTTTGATAAATGGACAGCAACGCCTGCTCCAAATCTGAGTGCGTGACTGACGAATCTCCAACTTGCTTCGATTCCATCTTTTCCCTCCATAGAATCTTCTACTACGAAGACAGTGCATGAGACTGGTAGGCGGGATTCGGGATCATCTATCCAAGATTGAACTCGACCAGTTCTAGATATTAAACTTGTCATTAGACTAGATCACTTAATGTTGGTGGTTTGTAATTGTAGCTCTTTAATACTTTTCCATCCTCTCTGTAGATAGGCTTACCTCCTTCATCAAGTTTGGACATATTACTTTGATGGACTCGACATAGAGCTTCGTCTAAGTTCCATCCCATATTCTCTGCATACTGATAACAGACATATACAAGATCTGATAATTCCTTTAAAGCTTCCTCATGAAAAACAAGGTTATCTCTAAATAACATCCCTTCAGCTTCAATAAATTCTTTAAACTCCTCAACGATCAAATTCCTTTGCATAGTCCTCGAGCTGAGACTCTGTGAGTTCTTTACGTTGAACGAGTTCCTGAACTCTTTTGCCTGTTCTGTATTCGATTTCATTGGATAGATAGTGGATGGCTTTGGATAAATCTTCGATGTCGTCATATTTATGATCTGCTCTGCATATATATTTAATTGCGTTTCCTAAATGGAAATTTAAGTCTTGATCACGAATAAAATCCCAGACTTGGACGGATCCACGCCTGTAATAGTTCGGTCCAGTTTCATTGGTGGTTTTGGCCATTTTTCGAGTAGATTTGTAAGGCTATTAGATAGCACAAAGTTTTGTTTCTGTAATGCTAGGAAGACGGTATTAACGTCTTCTCTAGGTGTTTCTGGATGCTCTATAGAATCCTTTAGTAATCTTAATTTTAAATCTTGCTCAATTGTTAATTTTGTAATCGGAGCAGGGACTCCATAGTATGGGTTTTCTTTTTTCGTGGTCATAATCCTCTGTAGTTAGTATTCGAGCTAATCGTGCATTAGTTAAAGCCACTTCTTCAGATAAGTCTTTATCTTTGAATGCTTCAACTACTGTTTTCCAACTATATCCTTTTTCTTCAAATAAGGCTGTAGCACGTTTAACACCTATTCCAGGTACGCCAGCATACCCATCTGTATTATCGCCTGCCAGAGACTGTATTAGATGCCATTTAGCACCTTCCGAAGGCGTGATTGTGATAAGTTCATCAAAGTTATATAGCTTACCAGCTATTTGTTTCATGTCTTTATCAGGTGATACTATTATATTACCCTTATGTTGGGTTGAATAAATACCGAGAGAGTCATCTGCTTCAAGTGTTGGCATCTGTATTACAGGATACTCATCCTTGAGTTTATTAATAACACGCTTATAACCACAAGGTTTTTTGCGATTACGGTGCCCCTTGTAGGAAGCTTCTATCTCTTTACGGAAATTAGTACTATCACTAAAAAATAATACCACTTCAGTATGTGGTCTAAGTTCTTTTTTGATACGTTCTATTTCACGTTTAACACAACTATAAGCTTCAGAGAATAAAGATGTAACAACTATGACATCATCACCAAAATCAATCTCTGATTCGGCTGCAGCAGTACATTTATATACTACAAAGTCAGCATCAACTAAGATTTTCATTTCCAAAAGTCCTCCCAACCTAGTGGAACACGTTTAGTATTCCAAGAAATTTTTAAAGATATAGGATGAATACATATCATATAGACATTTTTTTCAACTGAAGATAAACCTGTTTGATGGTAATCATAATCTGGAGGACTGTTATAGATCCTATATCGACCATTTTGTTTAACATCACATGGTATGAGATCTCCATCTTTTAATAAGATCATATCAACTTTTCCACTAGATCCTAAATTACGGAATACTTCTGCTCCACGCTTCCACGCTTCAAGGCTTACATAGTATTCCCAGTAATCTCCATCTCTTTTATTGTTGACATTAATGGACTTCTGACCAATCTTTTCCTGATTTTGATTCTGCTGCGATTGGTATTCGCATTTTGTAATACTCACCAGATCTAACTGCTGAGGTTTCGAGGGTGAATTTAAGGTCATCTACATAGGTGGGTTTACATTCAAATTGAAGTTCATCATGTACAAATGCTAATTGATGTGCATCTATACCAACTTCTGTGATCATTTGGTGTGCTATCAACATCCAACGCTTAGCGATTACACCAGCTGAACATTGTAGCAAATAGTTAAGAGCCTTGTGTTCGCTGTCAACTAAGATTTTACGTCCATCGATAGCCAAGATCGAGCCTGATGCAGACCGCTTCTTAACAGCCTGTAGGAGCTCATCCAATCCAGGGATGGCTTCGATGAACGAGGCACGTATCTGTTTTCCTTTAGCTCTTGCCTTATTTGGTGATAGTTGTTTGTCAACTGATAGTCCGATTTTTGCATCGCCTGCTCCATATAAGAAGGCATAGGTGACGGTCTTTACATCTCGTCTGCTTATGCCAATTTTGTCTGCGTTTACTTGATGTATATCTCCGTTGAGGAGGATGTCTGCATATCTACCGCCGTCATATCTACCTAAATAGTGAGCTAACATTCGTAGTTCAATACCACTTAAGTCAGCACCAACCATTGTTAGTTGTGGACTAGCTGTAAATAGCTTTCTAAACTTTTCATCAGCTGGAACCTGTGCCAGATTCGGTTTCCTGTGAGCACATCTAAATGTGTTTGTAGCTACTGAGCAGTGATGATGAATCCTATTAGATGTCGTACATAGCTTTAACCATGCGTTCACGCCTACGGATATCATCCCTAAAGCCTTCTTCAGTTCCAGGCATCGTAGAAAACGGAGAGCAATATCCGTCCCAATGTCCTTTAGAACTATTTCGTCTATTACGGGCTTCCCGTTCGAGCTGATTGATTTTGGCTTCCAGCCATAGTGTGTTTTTAGTATCCAAGATATATGATCCCTTGATGTAGGGTTTAACTCTTTAAGTCGGATGCTTTCAGCACCAGCGACATAGCCTTGGGTCCGATTATTTCGTTTAGGATTAAATACTGATCCTGCAACGAAAGGATGCCTGTCTCGAAGTACTTGAGTAGTTTCTTCCAATTCTGTTCGGAGAGAAGATTCAAGTTCCCATGCAGAGCGTTCATCAAAATGCCATCCATGTAATTCTTGTTGGGTGAGTATTGTTGCGACTGAGTGCTCTAACGCAACCCAGTCAGGTAAGGGGTGAAATGGTTGCATAATTTTTTTGTGACGGACACGTCTTGTTCGCAATACAACTGCATCTCTGGTGACCAATCTTTCCAATCAGTCGTCTTTCCAAATGCACCTTTATAATGGTTAAGCCTATGTCCCCACGCTTCTAATGAGTGCCTCCCAAATAATTGTAGAGGCATATGTTTGTTTAATCCTTTATCCTTTCTCCTCCAGTCAATATCTAGTAGATTTGGATGGTAAAGACGTGAAAGAATAAGAGTATCAACAATGCGAGCATTGGTATAGAAAAAATGGTAGAGCTCTCGAATGCAAGGTAAGTCAAAACCGATAATGTTGTGACCGATAATGGTGTCAGCTGTAGTGAGCTTAGCCAACCCCTCAGTGATCGAGTACTTGTCGTCACGCTCATCATTAAATGATTCAATTTCATCTGTCTCTGAGTTATATAAGGAGATACAATGGATACGAGTTAGATCATGGAGTAATCCATTGGTCTCTAAATCGAAGATAAGCATTATTTCTTTTTCCATTCATATGTCTTATCAACAAATTCTGCTTTTTTAATTTGTTCCTCCGTAGGTGGGTTCGGTTTCTTTAGATGAGCGTACCAAGGGTGCTCATAGTCACTATCTTCAAAAATCCTCGGCTTCGTTGGTTCCGAATACCATGGGTGATTCCGTAATCTCATTCTCACTAAATCTGCAGTTGGATAAATCATAAGTTAAGTTACACGCTATTCCTGTTTCGCCTGAATATCTATTTTTAAGCACTCTAAGAGTCGTATCACTTCGTTTCTCTTCGCTCTGTTGGTCTCGTTCCAAAGCGATGACTGCATCGCTGATTTGAGAGATACTATGAGACCCTCGTAACTGTCCAAGGGACACGCGACCTCCTTCTTCATGTGATTTTCTGTCATTACTTGTACGTCTTAGGTGGCTGACCAAGAATAGAGTGATACCAGTACGCTCAACTAAACTACGAAGCTTAGTCATTGTCTGATCTATCATTCGTCTCTCATCCCCATCGAGTCCGCTTAGCAATATACTAAGATGGTCTAAGAATATAATACGACACTCCAATCCACTGGCAAGGTACTCAATCCGATTGTAAACCACAGACGGGTCAAAAGAACCAAAGCCATCAAACATGTAGAGGTTCCAATTAGCAATGGTATTAGAAAAATGTTCTTTGAGTTCTTGTTCACTATGTTCACCTATGTGTAGTGGTTTTCCTACAGCCGAGGACATCAATCCAAGAGCTGTTTGTCTGTTGGAGGCTTCAAGGTCCAAGAACCCAACCCGTTCACCTTTGTTGAGAAGGTGAGTTGCGATCTCACGAGTGATGGTTGATTTGCCTTGGCCAGTTCCTGAAGTAAAAGTGACAAGTGATCCATACCTGATCCCTCGTAATTTCTTGTTAAGTCCCTCATATGGGTAGTCATGATCAGATTCTTTCTGTGGGGTGGTAACTTCTGTTAATAAAGTCTTAGCATCTACGATACCATCAGGTTGATAAGGTTTAGCATCCCAGATAGCACGCCTTATAGCTTCTGAATCGTTTGCTTGTAAAGCTTCCGAAGCATCTTTATAGGATTCCAACCTTGCGATTTTGACCTTCCCAGGTGGTAGTACTCCCGCAACATCCTCTGCTGCTTGTCTTCCTGGATCGTCTCCATCAAAGAAGAGTACAATCTCTTCATAACCTTGGAATAGGGGTATCTGTTTTTGAATATCTTTTTTGGCACCTTGTGCTCCATGAGGTAATGATACATGAGGCCAACCAGTCATTGCCTCGTAGCCAGAGGCAGCGTCTAGCTCCCCTTCATAAACAATGATCCGTTTACCGCTACTAGGAAATAAATGCTGACCAAACAAAGTATCAGTTGATATCCCTTCATAATAAAAATCTTTTTGTTTAGTCTTTACTTTTGCTCCCTGAAGTATTCCGTCACTTGTGAAATAATGGAAGCGTAAAAGTTCTCCGTCTCTAAATATCTTATAGAACTGATTGGTTTTTTCAGATATTCCTCGTTTTTGCAGCCGTACAGCTGATCCTTTGAGTTGTACATTAGTAGACATTTCGTGATTGTGATTTAATTCCTCATTCCCAGAGGTACGGGTGTGGCATACAAAACAGAATGTGTGACCATCGGAGTATTCGCTATTAGCATCCGATGATCCACAATTAGGGCAGGGTGTATGCCTAACAAATTCGCTCTCTATGTGAGCCATTCTATTGGTATATTATGGAACGAAGTCCAAAGTATATTATGACGATCACACCATTTAGCGTAAGTTGTCTTGGACTTCTTTGATATTTTATTATATGGTGCTTGAAACACCATTCTTATATCTAAATCTGGGTTCTGTTCGCATACATTTTTTATTTTTCGCCTGTCAGGTGCATCCCAATAACCCTTACATTCTAAAATAATCCCATTAGGGAGTATAAAGTCAGGGCAGTAGTGGTGTTGGATCTGATAAGCGATCTTATTTGTTTCATATTCATAGGTAACACCTAATCCAGTCAGTAAATTCGCAACATCTTTTTCTAATCCTGATCTAAACTTAGAAGTCATCATCTTCTACTGAACATGGCGTGCCATCTGCTGCAACATTTGGCTCGTCAGTCTTAAAACCTTTGGTCTTACCAAATAGTTCAGCTACTTCCGTTTCATCTAAGTCTCCAGTATCGACTCCAGCACCTCCTTTAATTGTTACTATCTGTACTCCAGATAGTTTTAAAGATGTACCGTATGAGATACCATCTCTGAGTAAATAAGGTTTTTGTATAAATCCAAGTTTGACAGTACTTCCTGCATAGACAGGAGTATCAGGATCACTAAGAGGAGTACCTTCTGTATCGACCACTGGTGGGCGTGTTTCTTCTTTCCAAGAGAATTTAATAATATATTTTCCATCACTAACTTCTTCCCAAGGCTCTGGTTTCAGAGACGATCTCTTAGGGTTCTTGAGCTTAGACTCAGCCCACTTAAGACAATCAACTCTTTCTTCTTCTAATTTATCAATCAAGTCTTTACCTACTACAGCTCTCAAGCTATAGCCGTACTGACTCGGCTTCATTACAGCCTGATACCCTTCTAATACTACAGGTTCAGGTGTGACGTGAATGTTTCTCATTAACAAAAAAAGTAAGTGGATTCAATTACTGACTCAGGTTTAAGGTCGCCAATAATCGGTGGTTCAGTCTCTGCTCCAATAGCTGCAGCAAAGTCTGTCAAATAATCCTGTTGTGCAAACAGGTGCATGTATGTTTCCCTAACTATCTTAGATAGGTCAGACATATCTGTGGCTCTACATAGTACAGAGTCGTGTATCAGTGCGATGGGATTGTGAAAGTTTAAGACACTAAGACACAGCAAACTAGCATCTAAACTGTGTATTAAATTCGGTGCTGTTGCTGCCTTGTGTCTAGCTTTATCAACCTCATCAGTGTCACCTACTGCAACACGCATATTACACTGACCCATGACTCGTAAAGTCACACGTTCCCACTGTTTTTTAAATATCTTTTGAGACACTATAAAACCAGAGGGTGTAGTCCATGTTAACTCATCAACCCCACGCTTAACAGCTTTACTAACCTCATCTTCTATCCATTTCATAACTGCCATTGGGCCAGGAACTATGGTATGCATAGAATCCCTAACAGCCTGAACAATTATAGTTAGATCATCCTTATCAATGTCAATTCCTTTATCTTTTAGGGCATCTCTAATGTACGACCTATTACTGAAAGGCTTTGCGTTGTAAGGGATTGTCATGACTGTACGCTTAGTGCATTTTCTGTCCCAATGAGGACGTACATAATGCGGTACGTTTGGCTTAGAGTCGTTAGCTATTACTTTGTAAGCATCTTGAGGTTTGTCTGAGTTAGTAACATTAACTAAGTCAGCAGTTGATTTATCTTTAGCGAGACCAGCTAAAATCTGGAGACCACTACATGTAGCGTCTATAGCCACAGGCAGACCAGTGCTTAGCTTATCTCTCTTTATTACACAGTGGTAGAATTCATCACAACTTGAAAGGAATTGCCAAGGCTCTTCAGCTACCTCCCAATCAGGAAGGTTGTCGATAGGATTCTCTGCAATTCTTTGTATTAAATCCTCATTCTCATAAGTCCAAGCTAGACGATCACTAAGTGTTTCTTTATCTAAACCATAGGTTGTAGCTACTTGAAACCTTAGCCACCTCTCAGCTTCCTCATCCATAAAGGATTCATCATAAAACCTTATCAAACTTTTACCAAAGTCTGTGTCTTGTGGTGTGAGAAATGCAGGTATAGGGTAAACCCTACCTCTATAATCAAAACTCCAAGGAATATAAAACTTTTCTTTATTCTTAAAGCGTTCTACTGTCTCCATTGTCATACGGGTACGGCATGAGCGTTTAAACTCTTGAGCATTGAGATTGTTTATCTCAGCTGCTCTCCTCCTGTAATCCTTACGAGACTCCTTGTTGTCTGCAATGTCAACTGGTTTGGGTGGTAACTCATGGTTAACAATTGGGAGAAATTTACCTACACATATCTGTCGTTTTTGCAGGGTTTCCGCTACTTGGACATTGAATTGATTAAGTGTATAGGCAACCTTTTGTATCTTGTTTAAGAATGCAATTGGCTGTTCTCCCTGTATACGTGACGACTCGCTCCTTCGTACCATATCATGCCCACGCATAACCTCATTAAGTAAGTAACCACCTGGCTTTTCGTTAGTCCAGTCATTCGGCTCGATTAACATAGGCCAAGCTAGTGGACTGAAGAGTTCAGCGTTGAACATAACCTGATCTTTAATAGCCATAAATTCAGGTGTAGGTACAATATAACTAGCAGTCCTTTTACCTGTACGTCTGATCTCTTTATCAAACCATTTACTTGTTTTAATTACACAACCAAGCAGCCAACCTCCAAGCTTTACACGATTACTCCTTCCCCAATTTTTCCATTGCTTAACTTGGCAACGGTTCATTAAGGTTTGAATTACTACTACCTTTTGCTGAGTACCTATTGATCTATGCCAATAGTTTTTCTTTAAAGTTGTTAGTAATCCTGGAGCATGACGTTCATAATGTCTCATCTGACACTCATTCTCGACAGCTTGGCCTATGGCATCGCATACATTAACGATTTGATTACTCTCTTCTTTGTGGCTAAACACTTTATCAATCGTAACCTTACACGCTATAGCAGCAGCAGCTAGTGGCTCAATGTCAGCTAGGTACTGTCTGATTTCTTTAAACGATTGACCTGTATGACCCTCATGAATACGCTTGTTTGTATCCTTGATACGGTCAACAACAGCAGGTAAGAGAGCATCAATAGAAGTGATTCCATAGATAGAAGCAGATGCATACTCCTTTTCTTCTAACTTCTTTGTGTTCTCTCTTAACCGCTGTAAGCCTTGAGCTATTGCATCTCGCTCATGCTTGATTTGCTCATCTATTTGAGCAGGTGTTGGCATTAGTCCGCATCATCAATGAGTTGTTCTTCCATGAGTCTGATTAACTCATCACGATGCTCATGCTCTTCAACTTGTTTGATCAGTTGAGTTAGACGAGTCAGTCTTGTTGTTGTTGTGTTTGTCATTTGTTGCTGGGTAGAGGTGATGTACGTTGTCATGATCTACTATAACAAATTGATGCTTACCTTGCTTCATTAAAGATTGTACTTTATTTTCAGCAGCACCAAGACGTTGGTAGACATGCTCTGTAATTTTACCAGTTTCACCATCAGTGATTCTGATAATACAACTAACAGAACTAGGTAGTTGCCAACCTTCAATTTTCCACGCATAAAACTCATCATAAGTTATTGAATGAAACCATTCAGGTGGTGAATCCTTATATGCTTGCCAATTGTTAGGAAGATAGGGTTTTTTCATAATGGTTTAATGTCCTTTAGTTTTTCATCCATTAAATCGGCTAGTTGTTCTGCTTGGTATGCTGCTTCAATGCCGTCATAGGCACGAACAATGTACTCGTTAGTACTTTCCATTATCACAGCAAAGTTAGCACGTTTGTAGGTCATTGTAAGCGTACCTTTCCACGTGCTCGGATATAGTACTCATCAAGTAGTTTGTTTTTCAGTCGATCAACGTCCTTGCATAACATGGAGTCATGATGACGATGCGCTTCATACTCAAACCTACCGATCAAGTGTAATAATTCGTCACTTGTTAAATGCATATCCTCCAAGATAATGTTTGCAAATGCCCATGATCGGGCAATGTCTGGGTGAGGAATCGAACCTCACCTACACCTTCAGACGAAGTTAGGTAATTCTACCTTACGGACGAACTGCCTACATGCATGACCAGCATTGCGAATGTCACGGACTAGCAATGGTAGCTCATATGCTACATCATCATACACCATTTTAGAACCTTTAGCGATGAGGTCGATGCCTCGTGATTGTGATTCTAATACTTGTAACCTTTCAACCTCAGCTAATAGTTGAGCCTTGGTATTCTTCATTGAGAAGTTAGTCATTGTCAAGTAAGGACTCACTCAGTGTGAGTCAATCGGTAGGTGAGGAGTTGCACCCCACTAATACTTCTCTACCTTGAGGGTTGACACGCCTGACCATTAAGGCACTCCGCTAACTGTTATCCCTCGTTCATATTAGTCACTTGGTAACTTAACGTCAAGACCAAGTTGTCTTAATGTTATCAAATCACCGACAGTGACTGTCTTTTTACCTGTTAGTTGTTGTACTAACTCGGCGGTGTCTGGATCATCAATATATGTGTGATCCGTACCGAAATGATTTACTGTTGTTGTAGTGATCATTTTAATATTGGCTAACCTCATTGGTTAGCAAAAGCTGGCGAGGGAATCGAACCCTCGCTACATCCTATCAGCTGTTGTGGAAGTACCAATTCTGATGCCTCCAAGGTATCACGTTGAAGTCATAACAATAATTGCGATCCCAAGATGCTTGCCAGTCGATGACTAGAAACTCAGGCCACTCTTCGCCACTGTCTTCAAGCAGTTCTTGAAGGAAGTGAACGTCATTGTCAGCAACACCATAGAAACGATCTTCCCAACCTTCAGTTGAATTGATACCAATGTCATTCAATTCTTTACAGAATAACTCAGCTTGCTCTCTGATTTCAGGATCATAGTCTTCGATCTTATCCCATACAGGAGAATCAAAAACTTCAACCATGATTTCTTCAAGAAGTTCAGTATCGACTGCAATCAATGTGGATGTCATTTGGATAGTTAACCTCACTCAGTGTGAGGCAATAGCTAGGGTCGGAGTCGAACCGACCTGCACCTTCTAGCTTGTTGGATCAAGAACTAATCCGTGTCTCCAGTATAGAAGCTCACGAACTCTTTCTCTGTCCATTGTATCACCTTCAAACTCGTCACGGACGATGTTCATATAAAGGTAACAGCAATCTTTGATTTGTTCAAGTGTTGCGTTCATATCATAGATTCCATCGATTCCATAAAATGAATTGCAGTATTGAATAAAATCTTTCATTAGATTAATAAGCTTGACTCAGTGCCAAGCAATGCAAGCACCAGATTATGAATCTGTGTAGCTGTCTAGCTAGTGAAGGCTGGCCTTCCATGCTTGCTATTTTGAACAATACATAAGCAGACGGGATAATCTTTTTTCCCCGTTCTTCCCTCAGCTGCCCACATCGTCTTAGTTTGATGTTAATGCTGACTCTATATCGTTCAGCAATGGGTGTGACCTGAGTTGACTAGTGCCATGATCAATTTAGCGTGTGGCTCCGCTTGTTTCATACCTTAGCATCTCATCCTCGCTTCTCGCAACCCTCGTGTTTTGAAGGGATTAATTTAATAATCTTGGGATCAGACTTGATGCGTGGTACTAACGAGACTGTTGGGTTTCACCGTCCCGCTTGTTTTTAATGGTAGTCGAAAACTGATTGGTTGTCAACTGCCAGTGTTTGTAATGCGTTACGAGTGTTCGTCAGGAGCGTCTCTGTACGCCTCTTATCTGCATTACGTGTGTGCCTCGCTAAGGCGTGATTGGTAAGTGTCGGTTGCTACCCGCTCACTGTGTGTATCGAGCGAAGCGTGTGTCTGTGTCGTTCAGCCCGTTTCGCCTCGATGTGATCATCATGCCATGCCAAGTCGAAACATGTCAACAGATAACACCAGATCGACTGGTATCACTGTGTTGCATTTCGTTACAAAGTCGGCCAACGCACACGCACGCATAATGCGCGTAAAAAAACACCCGCGTGTTCCAACTACCGCGCCCGCGCCCCCGCATGGGGGGTAACTGGCGGCCGCTCCCATCGAGAATAGGCTTCAGAAATTTATGCTAAAAAATCACGGTCAAACTGCTCTAATCCCTTATCTGTTAGCACATGTTCAGCCATATTATCGAAGACTTTAGGAGGAATAGTACATATATCAGCACCAAACTCGAATGCTCGACCAACTGACTGTACATCACGTACAGAAGCAGCTAATACCTTTGTCTTAACGTTCTGTTTCTTAAAAACATCACATATATCTGCTATTAAACTGAGACCTGTGAGACTGTTATCATCCATTCTTCCAATAAAGGGAGATATGTAGGTTGCACCTGCTAAAGAACATAATATTGCTTGAGAAGTACTAAATACCAGAGTCATATTCACTCTAATACCAATATTCGTTAAATGTTTACATGCTTTCAAGCCTTCAATGGTACAAGGAAGCTTAACTGTAGCTACGTTACCGTAGTTTTCGTTAACAGTGACTCCATTCTCAGTAAATTGTTTAAAAGTAGAACCATGTACTTCAATACTAAGATCATTTACTCCTAATTCAATAATATCCCTATAAACATGCCAAGGGTTTCTTCCACTCTTACGTATCAGAGTTGGATTGGTGGTAACACCTGAAATAAGACCACTAGAGACTCTATCTTCTATGTCTTTAACTTCAGCTGTATCAAGAAATAATTTCATGTAAGTGATTGTTGTAATAAATCTGCTAAGTATCTATAGCTATTAGCTATGTATATCTGTCCTAACACTACTAATAACGTAGCTGAACCCCAGAATATGTAATACCACTTAGACTTAACCTGTTTAGGTTGGTGTGGAATAGTCATTACTTATAATATGTATATCATATATACAGTTAGTTGAACCTCTGTGTTGTGAGGTTCAGAGTGGTGTTATAGGTATCTCGAAACCTCTGTCGAGATATGTATAAAGGGGAATGGTTGTCTACGAAGTAGGCAAGAATTCCCCTTTGAGGGGGCGAGTCCACCCTTCTCTCCCCCTGTATACGTGACGACTCGGTTTAAACCCAGGTAGGGACTGAGCTTTGGCCTTTGTCTATTCTGTTAGCTTGGTCTCTTTGTTCTTTATTCATTCCTAAGACTAGGTGGTCTGCAGAGGCGTGGGGGTTGTCTAAGTAGTCTTGTAGCATAGATTGCCATTCTTCAGCTTTACGAGCCTTCACGGCCTCGTGAGCGCTGATAGAGAGAGCATCTGTATAGTACTTAACCCCTTGAGCTAAACAATCTAATCTGTCATCATGCTTAACTGCACCTTTCTCTCTACACATTCTAGACATTTGGTAGAAGAGCATATACATAAGTCTTTTCTCTGGAGCTTCGTCTGGGTTAGATTTGTAGTCCCATTCAATAACTTTCCTGTCAACGATAAGCCTATGCTGATTAAGAACAGGCTCCAGACTATCAATGATACGATCCTCTTTACGGACATTAGCTCTTACCTCTTCTATGTCTATATGTTGTCCTGTTTGTTGAAGATGTTTTTTAAAGAGTTCTGCAACAATTCCATCTCCAAAGTTAGTTTCGATAACGAGCTTTGTAACGTTGTATCTTCTGCATCCTCTGAGTATATTGAGCAAGGTATCGTCAGAGTACCCGTCTCTGTATGCACGCATTTCATGCAAGTATAGGAAGCCGTTTTTCTGAGATATGAATGCTGCGGATGTTTCGTCAGTTCCTCTACCGCTTGGATCGACTGAGCATATTGTTTCTGAATAACTGGTCCATTCTCCTTGGAGTTGCATAGGAGAGTAAAAATAATCTCCTGGGAGACCAACTGTGGGTAAGTCTTTGATAACGTTTTGGGGATCTGAGCACCAAACGATTCTATCGGGAGCAGTGTCCCTATTAATACTGGTGATAACCAGGTCAGCCATTTTAAGAGGGAATTTCTCTGCATCACTTAAGCTTGTATCTAGTTGGAACTGAAGCATATAGTTAGACCTACCCATAGCTGCTTCACGCTCTAATAGGTCTTCATTGTCAAATCTGTCTGGGTCTGTTACATCCCATTCTTTTGCAGCATTTTCCAGATCTTCAACGATCTGTGGAGCGAGTAATCCTTCATATTGACTTAGTTTGTCTTTTCTTGGGTATCTTGAGGGCCAAACAAAGGGACGGTAGTTACGCTCAGCCAGCTTACGGTAAACAGTAAAAGTAGTCTGAGGAGTCCCGAGATACATAATACGGCTATCACTTTTTGGCGTGAGGATAGATTCCGCTTCCGTACAGAGTTGAAGAAGTTTTTCACGCATCAACTCCGTCATAGAGTTTCCTGGTACTTCTATATCGTCCAGAATCATTAAATCTGCCCGTGATCCAGTAAGTTGCCCAGTGATACCAACGCTTTTTACGCTTGGAGCCTGATGAGGCGAACATTGTACATCGAAGGATATTCTCGACCATCTTGCCTCGTCTGACTTTGGTTGTAGGTGGTTTAACCATGGTGTTTCTATGATTAGTTTTTGAAGGAAGATAGACATGTTGTCTGCACGTTCTTTTGATGCAGATATAATCATGATCTTTCTTTCTGGATCTTTAAACAGAGTCCATAAAACAAACGCTCCAGTAATCCAAGATTTACCGACTCCTCGGAAGGCTTGGATCTGAAGACGCTTTGGTCCATTTTGTAGATAGTCTGCTATTGAGTATTGTGCTCTTGTTGGCGGGGGTAGATCAAGCTGTTCCCATAATGCGCTCAGAAACAGCTTGAAATCGCCCTGTAAGGCCTCTAAAGGGTTCTCCATGTGTGTTTTATCATGCACGTGGCATTACGCCCGTTGGAGTGACGATTTTGTGGAACTGATCAAGCTGTAAATGTTTAAAAGCTTCATCAGCCATTCCGAATTTTCCAGGAGCGTCTAATTGTTTGCTAAAAGTATTACTACCACCTGCTCCTACTTTAAGGTTAGAGCTAGGCTTAGGTGTAGTTTTTGGAGTAACTTTCATAATAGTATTCTTTTTTAATCCAGTAGTAGTTCCTCTATTATCAAAAGTTAAAGCTTTATGAGGCATATTAGGATTAGGTTTCACACCTGGAACTCCTTTAAAAACCCTTTCACCATAAATCTTTCCTTTTTGAGTAGTATCTGGATTAAACTGCCAAACTCCTTTTGGTAAAGCTTTGAGATATTTCATAGCTTCGGTTTTTAAATGAAGAAAATTATGCCTATCATTAGGATTTATAATATCTATATATCCTATTTTTTCGTCAGGAAGCCAAGTTGCTTCAAAGATACCATTTGGACTACGATAAAACCCTGCACCATTTACAAGGTTTTTTTGTAAAGAGCTTGTTATAATTTGGGTTAAAGACATATCAATAACTCTTTTTAGATTTTATCCTTTTAGCTCTTTCTTCAAAGTAAGCTTCTTTAGCTTCTCTCATTTCTTTGTATTCCTTTGCATCAGCTTTGTCTTTTGTAGACTCATAGGTTGCTGTACCGTCAAATTCTTTTGCCATTAGCTGATATGATTTAGTATAAGTTGCTCTCTAGAATGGTTGCGTCCATATGTTTGACGCATCCATCGGAGCCAATGACTGCTACCTTTGCCCTGATTACACGCTCGACAGGCGGGGACCAAATTGCTTGTAAGACTTTCTCCACCATTTGCTTTAGGTTTGACATGATCAAGTGTAAGTTCTGTAATTTCATAGTTGTTTCCGCAATAAACACATGTACAATTGAAGTGCTCTTTAATAGCTCTTCTCCAGAGCTTTCGTGCTTCTGAATTTGTCATGGTTATTAGGTTGTATAAGTAGTGTTGTGGGCTAGGTAGTAGTGGGGTCATGGACGAATTTTAAGTCTGCTTTTACGGTTAATAGATGGAGACTGGGTTCTGCCTTCAGTAGTACTTCCTTTGTAATGAGCAGCATCTTTGCCGTCATGGTTTCCATAAGTACCAAGTTTTCTATTTAGTTTATTAGCATTGTTTTTAATTCGTTTACCTTTGGGTGTTTTTTGATATGCACTTTGTTGTTTAAGTCGTTTCTTTCGAGCTTCAGGGTTTTTCCTGTAATACTCAGCTGTGCTTTCTGCCATACATTCTGCTCTGTACTAATTCGGGATCGACTTTTGGCATTACTGCCGCAAGTTTAGATAGAGGGTTGCCATCATAAGCAATACCGCTAATGTCATTTGTTTTCAACCATTCACAGGCTGCTTTTAAATCTTGAGTTGTAGCTTCGCCACTTTTCACCCTCTTTAGAAATTCTTTAGTGACGAGGTTATGTAATTCATTAAATTGGGCTTCAGTGGCTTTCTTCATTACTCTTTCATTCCTGGGAATAGATTACGTTTTACAATCTCTACTGCTTTGTCATCAATAGTGTTATCAGTTGTATTTGCATAAGCCTCTAACAACTGAACAATTAAATTCTTAACTGCATTCGTAGAAAGGAATGTCATTAGGATGGGTTTGATAATAAGCATTAGTTTTTCTGAGGTTGTAGTTGGGTTGGTAGTTGTAGTGGTGATTTTTGTAAGTCCTCAATTAGTTGTTTACGTTCTTGTAATTGTTCAATTACTTGTCCAGTTGGAGAATTTTTAAATTCCAAACCTTTCTTAATTGCACATCCTCCAAAGAAAAGGATGACAACAGCTATAGCTATTTTAACTTTCATCTGTCTTTACAGTTTTCTTAGTAGACTTTTTCTTCTTAGCTTTAGCTTTATCTTCGACTTCTTTCTTCCATTGATCACTTAATGTACTCATTTGTTATTAGTGGGTTTAGTTGGACATTCGTACTCCTGTTCTTTCCAAGGGAGTTTGAATCCCTCTTTAGGAGTACAAGTTTTTTTTAGATAATTTTTTACAGCAGTTTTTTTCTCTGCTTCGTATTTAACGATTGGTACTACGTCATTACACATGTCATATACACGTGTACCTTCAGCTAGCATGAATCCCTTTCGCTGAAGTTCAGCACATTTCAATACACGTACAAGCTCATAATCAAGCCTCATCTTTTCTTCTTGCCGTTTGGCTATACGTCTACATTGTGCTAAACCTGCTCCATCTAAAGGAAACATGAAGTTGATTTGACCTCCCCAGTTCTCAGCTACTGTATAACTCCTTTGACTCATTTCATCATCAAAGGGAACCGTATGATTACCCATATAGAAGGGTGAGAAGGTCATCGTAGCACCATTACAGCTCACTCCAGAACCGTAGTGCTGCCTTGAAGGAGCACCATTATTCTGAAATTGGACAGCTTGATTCGTAACATTTCCCGTTGCAGCCGCTACTGGATTAGAGACATTATTAGTTTCATCCTCAGCTTTAACAGGTGCTATTGCGAGAAGACTGACAAGGAGACAGTAGTAGATTCCTGTTCTATAGTTCGATCTACTTCTATCTTTTCTATCACTTGACTGGCTGCTCTTGATACCACTTCTAGAGTGAAATCTGAACCAGCTGTTGTTATGTTGAAGACTGAATCTGAATCTGCTATTCCTCCAGAGCTTGCTGATGTATGAGTTATATTGTCTCCCGACCATTTGTTTAACGCTGCACCATACGTTGTGGTGACTATTTCTTCTGTTATGTCTGTTGTTGTAGTGGTTGTACTGTTCATCGAACCCTGGGTGAAGTTGGGTTGTACTAGTTCTGCTCTTGCTACCGTGGGTGATGCCAGTAGGAAGAGTAAAAGCCATTTTTTCATTCTTCCTTTTTTTTGACCATAGGACAATTTACGGGTGTTTGTTTGCCATTACCACTTTTATTTCCAGTGGTCAAGCCAAATGTTGCAAGTGCTCCCGTAAAGACACTGGCTACAAAAGTGATATCTGAGTTACCTGATTTCTTAACCATAGGTAACTCAACATAGTTCATAGTTATGATTCAAATAAAGCCCGACCAAACCACAACACCTAGACGTACAAAAGTTCCAAGAATCTGTATTTGTTGTTCTTGATCTTCTATACCATCTTTAAGTTTGCTTAAGAGGTTTGGTTTCGGGCTTCCTTTTTCTTCTGGCGGTTTTCCTTCCATTTATCAACTTTCTTTTGTAAGAATTTTTGGATTTGTTTTTTTAGTTTATCAAATAGAGGTGTAGCTAGGGTGGTAGTTGCTACAGCTGCCACAGCCGCATAAGTAGCAGTGGCTACTACTTCAGCTGAAGGTAGAGGTAAGTCTATTTTTACAACAGGAACTCGTAGAGTTGGTTGTTCTGTTTGTGCTGTTTCTGAATCTTCTTCCTCTGGTACCTCTTCCAGTTCAACCCCTTTTGGAGCTTCCAAATTACCTGGAGGTATGACAATCGGTGGAAAGACTGGCATCTCTGCTGTTGGTTGTTTTAGAGGAATGCTTGGCATATCTAAAGATTTTGGAAGCTTTGTGTTAGTAAGTTTTATGGATGGAATTTCCATTTACAATATAAGTAAATTTGTACTAGTTAATGCTTTACCAACTGCAACATTAGCTGATCCTGTAGAAGTAGATATACCACCATCGTTTGTTACATAGTATTTTTGACCTGGTGTTAAGCTTGATTGGGTACTTGTATTACCAACTATATTTATCGTAGCTGTATCACCATCTGAATAGTTAGCGGAAGCAAATCCTAAATAATTCTCATCGTTAACAGAGGTAGTAGCGTATTTCCACCGACCAACTGTTCCATCACCTCCACCAACAAACATAACATAATAATAAGTACTATTATCAGGATTCCATATTAAACCAGCTGCATCACCTGGACCACCCATTTGTACAGCTGTATCTAAAGTAACACTAGTACCACTGACTGTAGCATCTACAAATTTCCATTTATCACCGCTATCCCATTTTTTATAGAAAACTCGTACTTTAGCTGTTCCAATTTGATGGATACAATGATTCTGTAAATCACAAGAATCACCTCCATCAAGATCTACACCAGTTCCTATTGATAAAGAGTTTGCTGTAGCTGTTCCTACATATATTTTACTTCCACCAACAATTACAAATTTTTCACTAACTGAATCCCAATATACAGCAGCACTATTAGCAGCAGTAGTACTGATTACTATAGCACTACTGCCAGTACCTGTTTGAGATTGGCCAGAGCTATTTAATATTTGAGCTTTAAATTTATTACTATCATCTTGGTCTTTATAAACAACACAGTAGCTTGATAAACTAGAGCTATAGGCAGCAGCATAAGGTACTCCTTTACCATCAATATTCTGTGCACTGCCTTTACTGGCTGAGGTTGAACCTCCAGTACCACTTATAGTTAAAACTCTATAAGTAGTATTAGAATTATGATCTCTATAACCAGCAAGTACTGTATTAGCAGCTCCAGCTGTAATCATATTAAATGTAGACGGTTCATTATTGATATTATCAGCACCACTGAAAGTAATAGTAGTACCACTTACCCGACCACATTCTATTCTTGGCCAAGTGCTCGAGTCATAATTACTGTAGATAACCATCACAGCTCCAGAAGTTGGTTCCCAACAACAATCTACATGACGGATTTCATTATCATTAACATCAACTTCACTTCCAAAAGAAATATCTCCATTACTATCTACAGTACCTACTTTAGCTTTAAGTTTCATATCACTTGGACCTTCTACATAAAACACGACAATCCTATCATTGTCTTCGTCATAACAACCACAAGGATGATAAGTACTATCATCTTCATACTTAGTAGATTCAATAGAAGCTGCAGTTTCTGTAGCTACTTTTACTTTACCATCACTCATTAAGTGTACAACTTTACCAGCTGTCAAAGCACCAGATGCGACAGCTGTTACTGTAGGAGCAGACTGTACTTCTGCCCAGGTTAAACCACCTGTGTTACCAGATTGAGCAGATAAGAAATATCCATTAGTAGGACTATTAGATACTTTTAGGTTAGCTTCATCGACTACATCATCTGCTATTACTTGAGCACCGTCTGCTGTAGATGTTACTTCTCCTGAGTGGTTAGGGTGGGTGTATTGGTTAGCAGCAGCCCACGTTAATCCACCAGTATTACCTGATTGTTTTTGTAGGAACTCACCATTACTGCCTGCGTTACTTATCTGTAGTCTTGCTTCATCAATCGCTTCATCTGCAATGATGGCTTGGCTGGCAGCATCATCTTTAACACCGCCTGTTGAAATTTTTGTTAATGCCATTATGCTTTGATTAATAGTTTAGTTGCTGAAAGAGATATACCAGCAGGTACATCAGTTACTGTAGTACTAAGACTCCCATTAAGTTGTACATATTGTTTAGTACCAACAGTCATACCTGATTGTCCAGTATTAGCATTACCAGTAACTTGGATTGTTGCATTAGCACCATCTGAATAAGCAGCATCACTAAATCCTATGAAATTACTTGCAGTTGCATTGGTAGTTGTTTCCCCTGCGTCAAATGCTTGGACATACATCGATGTATTGCTAAGTGTATAACCAACAACAGGTGTATTGAATTCGGTATCATAAACAAGATTAGTATCAGTTAGTTTAGAACCACTTGCATATTTAATCTCTTTATAATTACTACTTACAGTAATTGTATTTGATGAATCGCTAATCGTTGCTAGTTTTACTCTAATCCTTTCACTGTCGTCATCACTCCATGCAACCATAACTTTTTTAATGTCAGGATGATAACAAAGTGCTATATGTTTAATATTGTCATCATGGAATTCAACTTCTGATCCCCATGAAGGAGTTGTACCGCTGATACTACCTACTCTGAATTGACCGTCATAATCAGAATCATCATGCCAATAGGCACAAACAAAACGATTAGTATTAGTATCAAATATCATACTTGGTCCATTAAAATTAGCAGTTTGAATGTCTGTAACCCAAGTACCAACAGAGACACTATTATCGGTATCTACAGTAATAACTACTGAGTTAACAACAGTATCATTACCAGAAGCAGCACCACCTCTACCTAATAACATTATTTTCTTATTGGCAGTATCACAAGCTACTGCGTTTGGATGTAGATAACCAGTACTAATTGCTGTTGCTGTACCCCATGTAAGTGTAGAGCTAGAGCTTTGTACGTTACTAACTGTTCCTACTCTTATATAACCTTTATTGCCATCAGAATCATCAGCATATATCACTGCTAGTTGATTATCTCCACAATAAACTAGTGAAGCAGACTCTTTATTTCTAGTATCAGCTACTGTACCTACTTGGTGACAACAGTCTGCATGTCCTCCTTCCAGTAAAGAATCATTTCCAGAAGTTGTTTTTGCAATAACAACCCATGTTTTACCATCACCATCATTATCTTTAACTAACCAAGCAATCCAACCGTTATTACTGGTGATAACAATATTTGCAGGATCAGGACCCATATCGTTAGTAGCACCTATATATCCAGTACCACTACCTGTAAATGCTAGTTCATCCCAAGTACCTCCAACTCCATTAGATGGAGATGTGTTTTTAGCAATA